TAGGGGTATAAAGAAGTACAATGTTTTAATTCATAATCAGTTACTATATACCCTCCATCATATTCTTTCTTTTCTGGGTTTTTGTTTCCAATTCTTTTTTTAGATAAACCAATATTAAAGGGTTTGAGTAATAATTCAACATTTTTCATAATTTACTATATAATTCGTTTTGTTTTTCTTGTCTCTCTATTGTTTTTGAATGAACTAAACACCATTCTTGTTGTTGGGGTAAATGTGAAATAGATTTATGACCTTCTAATACTTCATGTACTTTATTTTTCCACTTAACCTTTCCATTATTTTTATAAACTCTCCATTGATAATCGGGAAAATTAACCCACCCTTTTTCATCTACTCTCCATCCCCATTTTTGGATATGTTCTTGGGTTAAACCCTTTACTGTGTTAATTCTAGGTACTAGGATAACATCTACATTATTTACTTCTAATACTTGAGGTAGTAATCTTAAAACATATTCATCTACCATTTCATCAGCATCAATTTGAAAAATATAATTTCCTTTACATAATGAAGTTAATTTATTTTTCCAATCCGCAAAATGACCCTTAAATTCACCTGATGTCCAAGCAAATTCACTATTAATAGATTTTGCTCTTAGAAATTGTTCAATTGATTTATTTCCATTTTTAGAATCATACAATACAACAATTTCATCTTCTGGTCTTTTATTTTTTACTAAAAAATTTATTAGTCTTTGAATTTCTATAAACTCATTACAGACTGTTATTGCATAACTTATTTTCATATCTTAACTAGGTAATACCCCAATATACGAAAGAGCTTCCATAAAATCACGTTCCTCAAATTGTTTCATTGTAGTCATATCCATTCTATGTTTATAATACTGATCTTTTTTTCCTGGAATGGGATATTTTGATTTTTCTTCTTTGGTTACTTCTACTGCTTTAACTGCTGCCCATTTCCAATTTTCAGTTGTAGACCCATTTGCAAATACCATTCCCTGAGTAGGTAGATTTACTGTTGAAGGAAACCATACTTGGCCTGTTTTATCTTCATGTCTAAGATCTTTATATAATTCAGGGAGGATTTCTAATTGGTCTTCCATTATTTCTTCTCCCTCTCTCATTAAAGAATTAGATTGAAAACCACAACCATAACAAAAATAGTTATTTATATCTTGGTTTACTTCAGTAACATAACATGCATCTGAACCACATCTAGGACATATGTCTAATTTATCTGAGTTCATATTTTTTGTAATTTGGGTAGTTTTAATTTAGGTAGCTTATCATCTCCTATTTTTTTAAGTTTTGGTAATTGCAGAGAGACTTGTTGAGGGGCTGCTACTACATTTTCATCTAACATTTTACTAAATTTTTCCTTCATTTTTTCAAAAGTAAAATTTTCTTTAGCAAAATTACCTTGTTGTTTACCTCTATGGATATAGTCTTTATACTTTTTATGCATATCCTTTAATGTATTACCTAAAGCCATTTGATCAACATCAAACCATTTAGCTCCATCAACAAACCAATCGTTTTTGACACTTGGATGAATATCACCCAAAGTACCCGGTAATAATACGCTCATATCAGGTTTAAGAAAATCAACATGACCAGACCAACCTGTGGCTATTATAGGTTTTTTAGTTTGAGTAAATTCAAGTAATGGTCTACCAAATCCTTCACCTTTTGTTAAACTAATCATACATTTTACTTTAGGATGATTATATAACTCATTCATTTCACTATCTAAAAGGTCCCCATGGATAATATATATTTTAGGTAATTTCCCCTTTACTGTTTTTTTAATTTTATTTATTTTTTTCAGTAAAGCTTCTTTATCCATATAAGATACAACACCACCAGAGGTTTTCATTATAAGGGCTGGTTGGTTTTGTTTATTTTTAAATGTTTCTAAAAATGCTTTTACTAATAAACCTACATTTTTTCTATCATGTCCAATATCTCCTTGCATCCAATGTCCTACAAATAAAAAACAAAATGATTGTTTTATTTCAGGTAAATCTAATATCTCATTAGTTTTTTTATAAACATTCTCATCAAACCCTTCAAATAATACTTCTGTTTTAGCAGATAATTCAATATTTTTGATAACTTGTTGTGTTTTTTGATCTGTTTGGTGAAATTTACTATCCTTCAACACCTGAATTGTGTGGTTAGAAGAACCTACTACTATATTCATTCTATTACAACCTTCGATCCACTCAGGTTTACATAAAGTAGTTTCTATACCAGCAGTCATTCCTATATTATAGTGCCCTTGTGGCATAAATTCATTTGGAATTGTTATTTGCATCCAAATATCTGGTTTTGGATATTGTTGGTTAGGTTGAGGTTGCCATAAATATTTATTTAAAAATTCCCATTCAGAATGATCATTAATAAAACCCCAAGGTGTAGCTCCCCATCTTTGTGGTAATATTTTTACATCATATTTATCCATTTCAATAATGGCTTTTACTACGTCTCTTGATCTTGCTCCATAACCTGAATAGGTGTCTATTGGGCAACTTATATAAAATGTTGGCTTCATATTAATATACTAAATTATGTGTTTGTACTTTTCTAATGTCTTCATCTGTGTCTATTACTTCAAATGCCTCTCTTGGTTCCCAAATATTAAATAATTCATCAGCGGCTTCAATGAATTTTTTTCCTTGTTGTTCAGCTGTAAATCCTGCTTCTTCACTTAAGCACCATTCTCTAGCTTTAGCCCCTAATTCTTTTCTTTTTTCTTTACCTAAATCATATACTTCTTTTATTCTGGTAGCTGCATCTTCAGGTTTACATCTATCATCCCAAATATAAGGTGTAACAGGTGAACCTTGAATTGACCTAGAAGTTGGGTAAACTGGAAATGCCCATTCACCATGTTTTTTATATTTTCCTGTATTATTAGAAGGTATTTCAGGGGAAGGTGTAAACCATTTCCCATTTTCATCTTCGAATCTCATTTGGTCTTGCATTCCACCTGTACAATTTGCTATAATAGGGTTACCTGCCAACATTGCTTCAGTTAATGTTAATCCCCACCCTTCATTTGATGTTAAAAGGATTTGACAGTCTGATATATTATATAATGTGTTCAGTTGTTCTGTTGACCATCTTTTTTGATCAACTACAATAGCATTTGGATATTTTTCTTCAAATAATAATTCTGTAATGGCTTCTAAATCTGTACCTGCTTCATGTACCATTTCAGTATGCATCAATAACCTACATTTATCTGCTTTTTCCTTAGGTAAACTATCTAAAAACATTTTAAATGCCCACATTGTATCAGGAATTTGTTTTCTTCTAATATTTCTGGAGTTAAAAAATAGAACGAAATTAACTTTATCTTTACCAAATAATTCCAATTTCATTTTTTCTATATCATCTAATTCTTCAACAGTTTCTAAAGGACGATAAATCTTATGGTTTAAACCATGAGGTAAATATTTTATAACTTTATTTTTAATTTTATTACCTAAGGTAATTTTATTAATATTTACTGTTTGTTTAGAAATACCCATTAATAAATCACAGGATTCATAAAATGCTTTATTATATAAAGGAGCTGGGTAATCATCCCAAATGTTAAGATACATGATAGGTATATTTTTTCTGATTTCACCTTCAGCATTGAATAACCACATAAAATATCTTGGATCTGTGATAAGCATAATAGCATCTGGTTTTTCTATTTTAATCAATTGCCTTACTAATTCAATATTACCATAACCATCTACAGGATATAACCTTACACTAGCATCCTCTAACCCTGACATTTTATTTATTTCCTTAGATAAATCAAAAACTTTACCCTTATCAGGATGATTAATAGCTCCTGCAATTTGGGCCCAATTAAAATGTTGAGAAGTATGCATTACTATTTCTTTAGCTACTGTAGCTATTCCAGAATGTACTCTCATATCATCACATATTAAGAGTATTTTCTTCCTTTCATTAGGAAGAAGGTACTTAAAATCTTTATTCATTTATTTTTATTTTTATAACTCAAGGTTATTGTGATTGTTAATTGTTTTTCTAAAATCATCATTTGTAAGATACAAATGAATAGCGCGGTCGGCAAGTTTCTGGAATGAAAATTTACGTTTTACGCACTCTATTTTAAAATCTTGAAATAAATCACTTTGAATTTTAACACTAGTTAGTGTTTTTTCTTTTTTATTACTCATAATCTTTAATTTAATATAACTTTTTGATATCTATACATACGTATTCTTTTAGAAAGATGCACCTAACCCGCATAACTGTTTATCTTCTTTGTAAGGGCAAAATGTGCAATTCCATTTTGATGGGTTAGGATGCATTTTCTTTGTAGTGTGTTTGTTTTCTATGAAGCATTCACTCATAAATTCTTCTATTGCTTTAGTTGCCCTACTAGTTTTTATTTTACCTGAAGGTGGGGAGTACATTTGAAATCGTTTCTGTGGAAAATCTCCTTCTTCGTATACTTTCCTTCTTGTAATAAAGAACTCAATATCAATATTTTCTATTGGGACTCCAAATTGTTCTGCAAAATATTTTTTGTATAGTATAAGTTGGAATTGTTTATCTTCATCTTTTTTGACATAATCTAATTTCCAACCATTAGTAGATGTTTTAATATCTATTATTTTAAACTTATTTAATTTTTCATTGTACATTACAATGTCTAAATAACCCATAAATAAAACATTAGGATTATATTTTACAGGAGGCATTAATATAGGTGTTTCTATTCCTACTAAATGCCAACCTCGTTTAGAAAAATATTTACCTCTATGTTTTTTTAGGTAATTTAATATTTCTACCCCATCTTGATAAAATTCACTTAATTCACCTGCACTAGAAAAATGTTGTTTTTTATTTTTTTTATATTCATCCTGATAATGAGCTCTGAGTTGATCTTTAAGTATTTCTAAAATATCTTCCCTATCAGCAGCTGCTGCACTTGTATCATACATTGTTTGGATATAATGTTGAAATGCTTCATGTAACGCTTTCCCAAATACTGTATGAATACTGGGTGTATAGGTTTTATGACCATCTCTATATTGTAATGCCCATTGTTTAGGACATTTCTTCCACATTGTATATTGTGAATATGAAATATTCTTTTGGTAAGAATAATCTAGTTCCCTTTTAGGGGTTAACTGTATTTCTTTTACTATCGCAGGTGTTTTAGCCATCTATTTTTTCCACTTATCACGTCCTACTAACATGCCAATTATACCATAATTAGCTATGTCTATAAACGTATCTTCCATTCCTTCACCTTTAACAAAATTTCTACCATTAGTAAGTAAATTCCTTAACCTTGAAATTTTATCTGTTAATCTGATAGCTAAACCTGTTAGTGAAAATTTTTTATCATTTTCATTAGTTAAATCTCCTCCTAATGAAATGTTTTGTAGACCATAATCCATATGTTTAGCTGCAAACATTCTATACATTTCATCTTGAATTTCTTTAAATTCCTGAGATAATTCAGGGTATTCTTCTTCAAAAATAGTAATTGTTTGATTTATCTCATCTTCGATAATTTCTTTTATTTTTTCCGCTTCCATATTAAAAAGGTAAAGGTTGTTCACCCCAATATTTATCTAAAGTTTCTAACCTATCATCTGCATCAGTTAATAATTCTAATGCTTCAGTAGCATCTTTCATAAAATCATTTACTGTGTGATCACCAATTCCTACTGCTTGATTTTCTAATAAATCTAATGCCATCATGGCTTTTGCTTTATCTGCATTTGCTTGTGCGGTTAATGCTTGTATAACTTTACTTTTTTTCATGTTTTCATTACGTTTTGATACGCTTGTTCGTATTGTTGTTCTAAATTAAGTTTAGGGTTTTGGGTTCTTATTTTTGAAATTTCTTCAAACATTTGTTGCCTTTTGCCATGTTCTTCAGCACTATAAAGTAATTCTTCTAACCTACTCATTTTAATAACTTTTTGATTTCTTTTTCATCTTTACCCATTTCTCCTAATATAATGGGTATCTCTTCTTTAGTCATTACTGCAATATACGAAAGAGCATCTGCTGCTCCAACTTCATAGTATTTTGCTATGTCTTCTACTAAATCCTTGTTAATGTTTTCAGTTTTTGACTTTATATATTGTAGCCAAACTTTCTTTTTAGGTAACATTTCTTTATAAAAATTATATATTGGTTTTTTCATAGTTGGTAACATACTTTGCGCGTAATCTGCGATTTCAACGTAATATACGTGCATACTAACAAATCTATGCACCATATATGAATTAAATTTTTCCCAGTCGTTATCCGTAAATTCCGAAGACGGTGTCTTATACAACGTTATATGTTGTAACCAATCAAAAATATTCTTAATCTTGTCTTCTTTCTTTTTCACCTTGGTATACCCAGATTCCTACTAAACCTATTCCTATTAATGTTGTAATTCCTACATATATCATATTGTAATATCTTTATAATCCTCTCTAATTTCTTTAGGTAAAGAATCAGCTATTATTTTCTTAGTCTCTAAATCATAAAATACAGGTATTGGAAGCATTGCATCTTCATCTGTTCCTGCTACAAATTTTGATACTTTTCTTAATACGAATGCTTGGCCAAATAAATGCCCCCCATCGAATCCTTCTATCATTGTTGTATTTTTAAAATCTATATTTAGTCCTTGTTGTGTTTTATTTTGCATTTTATTTATTTTAATTGTATTATTGAAAATTCTTTTTTTGGAATAGCTCCATAATCTACTCCATAATTTTTATGTTTTACTTCAGGGAAAATTATTATATTCATAGCTAATCCTTCAGGAATATCAGGATCATTTAATGTTGTTTGAAAACGGTTCTCATAAACTAGCCTCCCATCTATTTTTTTAATTTCTTGTCCTGCTAAAACAATCCTTAAATGGTTTCTTAAAAAATTACTTTTATCTTTTGGATACCAACAAAAATTAATATTATCAAACCAACACATATCTACTAAAATATTATGCTTATTAATTCCTAAATCAGTACCTATTTCTAATAATCTTTGTAATTTATTATAATCATATATAGGACCTGTAAGGCAAACATCTACATCATTTGTGTTTTGATGATCTACGGGATATTTACCTACAATATAAACTTTATAATCTTCTAAATCATTTTTTTTAAAATCATCCCACCAAGCATTTACATTATCTAATGGAGGTGGAGTTATCCATGGTTTTGTAGTTTCGATATTTCCTTTTTTATAATAAAAGTCCATTATATTACTTGTGGTTTTTTTATTTCAATTATTTTTGCTAATGCACTTGCAATATTGACTTCCTTGTCAATACGAAAGTTAGAATGATATTGATGCTCATTCAAAATTATTGCTATACTTCCCTCTCTACCAATGGCATATTCGGAGGCATGATCAAATAATGCTCTATATAATTCTTCAAAATCACGTACTTGAGAATCCGCTATTATTTGTCTTAATTTTCTAAAATCGGTTTTTTTCTGTTTAAGTTCCTCGATTATTTGTTTAATATAATTAGATGATACTAAGATTGATTCATCCACTACTAACTCATTATTTTGTGTTGATAGCTGAATAGTATTTA